ACCGCCTTGGCCAATGCCCTTTTAAACGGAGCGGTTATGTTCTTGTGTCTGGTCGCGGCTCTCAGTGATAAATGCGTCGAGGTCCTCACTCTCCGTGACCTGTTATGGGGAATGGAGAATGTGGCCTTGTCTGTTTGCGGGGATGATTCACTCGCATTGATTTCGCATTTGCCATGTGCCTCCGACGCTTTCAGCGTCCGCTTGTCTGGACTTTTGGCCGGTTTCGGTTTTGATGCCGGGGCTGACAAGATGAAGGTCTCGGACAACCCCTTTGACATGGTCTACTTGGCTATGCGGCCACACCCCTTTGAGGGGAGGTGGTTCTTCGCCAAGACTATTGGCCGTGCCCTCTGGAAATTGGGATGGCGGATGGACTATGAGTCCGGGGACCAAGAGGCCTGGATGGCTGGAAATATGTATCAAGTTGTCCAGTCCCAGGCCATTGTCCCAGTGTTGAGCGATATTGCTGAGGCTTACTTATTTTACCACGGCAATCGTACTCGACGCCGCTGTGAACCTGATCCCAATCGTCCGTGGGAATGGGGGACAACCACACCTCCCTATAATGCTGAGGTTCTGCGCTATATAGCAGACGGATATGGTGTGTTTGTGTCGGAGCTGTTGGACTGCATCAATTACCTTCGGCGCGTTGATCGCTTCCCCTGTGTTATTGACCACCCTGTCATAACCAGGATGGTGTGCTACGATGAGATGTGACACCCATTCACCAGGCCTGACTCAAAATTTCAATGGCGCAATCGATGACTTTGTCTCAAGTGCGTCCCTCGCATCCAATTCGCTCCTTGGAGTTATTGGCAAAATGCCTGGCTTTGCCGGCTGAGCACACTCCGCAGCGTTTTCCTTCTTTTCCCGCATTGGAGCGTACGGCTCTGATGGGGTTTACACAGCCTGCCGACCTCCCATTGCCAATCGGGGAGACCAAGGTCATGTTGTGTAGGCAGGCAGCTTTTCCGGCTTGGGCAGACCAGGTTCGTACGGTCGCTGAGGCTTACACCGTTCAATATTCTGTCGCGGATCCCCAGACTTCTTATCCGGTGTCGACTCGCGATGCGCCCGTTCTCCCGAACCCCTCTTATTACAATGTGGGTAATCGGCCGACGGCCCTCGCCCTCACGCCATCGATCTCCGGGAATACGATCGTTACTCCTTACCCCATTATGGGTCTGGATTCCGCGACGGGCCCAATGCCTTTCGTCTACGTTCCGAACAACTATGTCGTAGCCTTCTACGTCACCTTTGGCCTGACTAATACCAATGCGGGTCAGGTCAATGTTGAGTACGAGTGGTGGGATATGCCCGGGCAGGTGACCAATGCAAAGACTGGGGTCACCGTCACTGCTAATACGCAGGGTGGCATATCTTCGGGTGTGACATTCACCGGTGGCGCTTGGGTTCGTCCCACAAACATCGACTTTTCTTTTGCCGGGGCTTTCCCCGTTGGCAACATGAATATTCAGGTTGGTGTTGTCGTCACCAATGGTGCTGTCACTTACACACCCTCGGCTTCCAACGCCGGCAATCTTGCCGTTAGTGGTTCTCCAGCCACTGAGTCGTTTCTGCCGCTGGTCTATGCTTCCGAGATCAGCAACTCCACATTGCCCTGGAATTCCACACGTTTGACAGCCGTGGGAGGCTTGTTCACCAACGTCACTCAGGTGCTGAACAAGGGAGGCACGATTATGGCCGGGCGCCTCAATCCTGCCACAATCAACCCGTTCAGTGCCTCGAAGGCGTCCATCAGCAACTTGCACCCATCTGAGAAGGCCTTCCTGGCACTCGAGACAGGGCTTTATACCTACTGCCCTCCGAGTACCGATCTGGCCGATTTCTATGATTATACTGCTGTCACTACCAATGCAGGGCTTTACAACACTGGCAATGCTATTCCACTTTACAGATTGGATAATTCATCGCTTGTCAATGTTGCTTTTATTAACCCTGGGGCCAATGCTGGTGCTTTGGCGGCCAATATTTCTTGGCATATTGAATTTCGCACCACTTCGGCCCTTTTCCAAATTGGCATGTCCCCTCTCACCTTGGAGAGTTTGCACCAGGCCCAATTGGCCTTGAGTCAGGTGGGGTTTTTCTTTGATAACCCTGATCATTCATTGATCATCACCAGCGTTTTGCGGGCATTAAAACTTTATTTGCCTGCTGTCACCGCTGCTGTCACCTCTGGTCTTGGCATGCTTCAGAAGCGTACCAAGGCTGCAAACAAGAAGAAGAAGAGGAGGAACGCCAGTCAACCACCCCAGAGGGTCGCTGTGCCAAAACGAAACCCACAGATAGTGCCTGCCACATCGGCACGCGCTAGTGGTATTACACGACCCAAAATGAGGGGAGGGCTTGACATGTACCTGTCGCGAAAACGCTAAACTAACCTTGCTAAGGCGTTAAGGCCGAAGCAGCACTGTTTGTCAGTTTCCGAGTCGGCTAGGAAGCTGATGACGTGGGTGGCCTCCACAGAAATGGGCACTCAGACGTCACCTCATCGCACTTTTCCTCCCCCCCAGGGAGGCAGCGCACATCTGCCTAGACACCCCTGGTCTACCACAAAATTCTCCCGCACTAACCGTCAAAACGGACCTAACCACCTACCCCTCTGTGTCTGAGGGGGGGCCTGCAGCCCATCATTAATTATGATGGTCGGGAATTGGGGTTCCCGCAGGTTGCGACCAACTGGCTTCGGCTGGGCTCTTCGAG